CCTCATAGTTGTGGCTCCATGTCGTGATGATGTTGTCGATGTTCTCATCAGTCAACTGCACCGGGAAACTGACCTGTTCATCGCCGATACAAATACTGAGCTCATGATCTACCTTACGAACGTTCATTCTTCCTCCTAGTGTAAGAGCCACGAGAAATCTTCCCCGTGGCTCTCTGCTATCCCGATTGCTTGTCGCGTCTAGGATGCGGATACGGTGACTTGGACAGTGACCTGCACGCTGGGCTTGACAGCGCTCTTGATGACGAGGTTGCAGGTACCAGCAGCCACGCCATGCACCTTTCCATCACCATCGACGGTTGCCTTGGTCTCATCATCGATGTCATAGACGAGAGCAGGGGAGGCGCCGGATGGGGTGATGGTCACTTGCGGGGAGACAGATGCGCCAGCCACAACGGTAACCGCCTGGCAAGTGAGGGCTGTGGGGAACTGGGATGCTTCTCCCTCGGTCACGCTGGGAAGACCGTTGAACTGGGTCTCGAAGGAGAAGTCCTCCCGGCTGTTGGCTTCGCCCAGTCCGAGTTCGATGTTGGCGATGGTCACCTCGCCCTGCACGACCTCGCCGTTGGGGGCAGTCCACTTGATCTGAGTGATACGGGCTGCGCCGTACTGGAATCGCAAAGATGCGATGTAATCCTGGGCAGGGTCGCCGACGCAGCGGTGACCACTGAATGCGATGATCTCATGACCGCCGGTCACATCTGAGGTATTGCCACCCTCGGTGTCGAAGTAGGCATATTCCTCGATGGTCTCGTTGCCAGCAGGTACGGCAGAGGTGATGCCAGCCGCGATACGTGCCCAGGTCGGAGTCGCCTCACCAGGGGTGATGTTGATGAGGAATAGGTTGGTGAAGTTCTGAAGGAAACCAAGTTCAGCCATTGGTTACCGTCCTTTCGTAATGGGCGCTGAGAGACGCGCCTCGTAGATGAACATTTTTTCGTCGGTCAATTCGAGTTCCTGTGGAAACGAATAGACCTCCAATCCGGTCGGCTCCATGACATAAGAGCCGTTGTTGCTTGCGATATGGGCGCCTGATAGGGTGTCTACAATGCTCTGGCAGGTCGTTGCAGCCTCCTCCTCGGAGAATGACTTGACCATCACCGAGACGAGGTCATCAGCCCTGAATGAGCCATCGAAATACCTGTGTGTCTGTGTGAGTGGGAGTGGTCTGACGATGATTCCCTCTTTTTTGTCGGAGACGTTGAGCCTGCGAGAGTGGACGTTCGTATAGCCGCTTTGCTTCAGGTAGTCTCTGATGCGGAATGCGAGGTCAGTCATCGCATATCACCGTCCCAAGGAAGGAGACGAGCTCATCGAGATGGTTCGATTTTGCTGCCTCGTCCCAGAACCCGGTAGCCTTGGGGTGCGTATGGCGCGAGAAATTCACGTCCTCCATGAAGTACGCATATCCTGCATATTCCTCGGTATAAAGAACGCCGTCCGGCTGGATGTCCACGTTGCCAGCAAGCATGCCAGTACGATAAGGGACATACGGGTCCATGACGTGTGAGAAGCGCTCGGCTAGAGCCAGTTGAGCATTTTCTAGGTTCTCTGCGCTCAGGGCATCTTCCATCTTGCTCAGGTCGCACTCGATAGTAATGGCAATCATCCTACATCGATCTCCCAGTGATGGATGCGTCCATGCAGCGTCTTGTAGGGCGTCACTTTGATTGCAACCATCTTCGTCACACCATCCAGGCTGACTAGTGAGCCCTCTGGAATCTGATAGGCTCCCTTGCTTGTTCTAGCATCGATGAAGATGACACCTTTCATCCCGTCAGATGTCTGGTACTCGCTGTCCTTGATGGGTGAGTTGGAATCGAAACGGACGTTGTAGATGCGCTTCGCCGTTGTACTGTAGGCTCCGTCATACTCGCTGGAATCGTCAGGCTCCCACACATACAGCTCGTCTGGCATGAGGGCTCTCGGGATGGCTCTCATAGGAGGATACCCCCGAACAGAAGCCCAGTCGGAGCCAGGTATTCCCAGCATGCGTCCGTAGCGATCTGCTTCCCCGTGATTGCCTCCGAGGAACTCATGGAGAATGACCCGATGGAGAATCCACCGATGCCGTCGGTTCCATAATCAGCGAAGGCATCCACGCAAGCGCACACAGCCATGCTCACAGCCGTTTCATCCGCGCTGCCGACCGTCTTGTATCCGATCAGGTAATCGACATGGGCAGCAGCCCAGGAGGACAGAGCGTTGTACTCATCCTCCTGAACAGTCCCCTTGTAGGTGTTCTTGTAGAACGTGTATGAAGGAGCGCTCACTGCCATTTCAATACCTTTTACGCAGAGGCGACCGTCACGGTGACGGCGTACTCGGTGGCAGAGGAGCCATCCTCGGCGATGCACTTGAAGGTCTTGGCGGTGCCACTGGTGAAGCTGATGGCAGTGGTGCCGGAGACGATCTTGGTATTGCCCTGCTTGACGGTGGCGTCCTCAGATGCCTCGTAATTGATGACGCAAGAGGTGATGACGGTTGCTGCCGGAACCTCGATGTCGATGGTCTTGGCTTCCTGGTCGATCTCGCCCTCGTAATCAGTACTAGAGATGGTGATGCTGAAAGCGCTGATGGTGGACTTGTCGGAGGGATTGACGTTCACATACAGAGCGGCGTTCTTGTTCTTCCATGCGACATCGCCATAGACCCAGCGGAACTGAGAGAGCCAGCCGTCACCCTTGGTGTGCTGACCAGGGGCGAAGATGTAGGAGACGGCACGCTTCATGATGTGGCGGATGGCATTGTCGGCCTTTGCGTTCTGACCGATTGCGGCGAAGTCGCTACCGGGCATACGAGCCTCGGGAACCTCGTAGATGTCGAAGATGTCGTACTTGCCGACCATATCGTTGATCTCGCCCTCGTTGCTCCACTGGCGATTGGTGGCATCCTCAAGGCAACCGAGCGCATCGCTGGTCATGTAAAGGTCAGCACGGGAGATACCGGCGTTCTTCATCTGTTTGCGCACCTTGCGGAGTTCCTTCTTGATGTTGGAGGAGGTGAGGTTGGCGGTGGCTACGGTCTTGGCACTTGCCTTGACCTTGCTGAAGAAGTTGACATCGACCTCGGGGATGAACTTGGTGCGATAGAACTCCTTGGCGACGTTGGCCTGACGGAGGTGTGCCTCATCCTCATCCTCGATAGCGTCGATATAGAACTGCTTCTCGCGGTCCTGGTCGAGGGTGTAGGCGGTGTAATGGAGTTCAGCGCCATCCTCGGAATCGAAACGGTTGTACGCTGCGGTTCCATCCTCGATGACGAGCTCGGGAACCATGACGGTCTTTGCGCCAACGAACTCGGCACCATCGACCTGGTACTTGGCTGCGAAGGATTCCTGCTCATAGATGGTGTCGAGGACGTTCAGGTACTTCTTGGGAAACTCAGTAGTCATGTATTACTCCTTGTTCGGTGGTTTCACGCCGAGACGACGATAGGCTTCTGCCTGCTCGTTGATCTCTGCGTCGGTGGCACCTGACGGCTTTCCGCCAGTGCTTCCCTTCTTTGCTGGTTCTTCCTGCGAGAACAGCCATGGCTCTGCTTCCTTCAATTTCTCGATGTCGTTGTCGGAATCATCCAGGAGAGCCTTTGCTGCTTTGACCGACCGGCATCCAGCCATCTCCAGTTTGTGGGTCACCTCGTTATCTGCCATCTTGGCTTTGAGGTCTTCGATTTCCTTGGCTAGTTGCTGTCTGCCTTCTTCGGTCTTTGCGTTCTCTTCGACCTTTGCCTTGAGTTCAGCGATCTGGGCATTCAAGGCGGCTACTTCCTTGTCGTGCCGCTCCTTGTTGATGCCTGGCTGACCATGAGAATCCTTGACATCGTCTTCCTCGGGAGCGTCCTCCTTGGAATCTGCGTCGTCGGTTTCGGGCTTTTCGGGCTCTTGGCCTTCGGTCTCCTCATCCTTGGGTTTCTTGTCTTCGTTTTCCATGGTTGTTCTCCTTGTTCCTCGGGTTTGTTGGCGCAGTTCTCTCTGCATTTCGGGGTGGTCTTTTTGCGCTGACCGGGCAAGACGATTATCAAGCAGGTGTCACAAGGAGGTTTTCGTATGTGTCTATGGGTGTATGCGGCGCTCTGGGGCGTTCTAAGGCGCGTTATACGCGAAGGTATCCTCTTATGAGGTCTATCGCTTCCTTGGCGCTATAACAGACCTCTGCGCGGTATCCGTTATCCCTCAGTTCCTCTAGCCAGATTTTTTGGTAGTGGGTGAGGGTGTTCTTGCCGTATTTCATTTCGATGAATAGCCCGTGGAATCCGCTTTTGGCGATGGGCACGAAAAGGTCGGGAACACCAGCCTTCACGCCCTGACGCTTGAGGTTGGCTGCTTCGATCTTGTTTCTAGACCCGCCATTGGGGATATGAAAGATGGGTACATGCGCCCACTCACACCACTCGACAAGGGCTATCTGTTCCTGCGCTTCGCTCATGGGCACAGGATAGGGGAGGTGTCACAGGTTGAGTATTGCTCTTGTTGACTCGATTATCGTCGGGAGCGTCTTGATGAAAGCCTCACCAAGAAACTTCCTTACGTTCTTCATTGACTCGTTCTCTTTGAGATATTTGGCACCAGCCTGAGTGATTCCGAAAGCACCAGTAGCATAAAGGTCGCATGTTTGGTCGTAGTATGTAACTTCTGATATGCCTGTGATATATCCGTCTGCATACATCGAGCGGAGTACCATGTTCCACATAACGTCGTTGCAGCCAGAAACCTCTTTCGCCTTGTTGATTTCGGGTATCACATTGGCTTTCGCACACTCGAGGATGTACGTCAGGGTCTTGAATACATATACATCGAAGTCATCGTGAGACATGGCCTTTTTCAAGAAACGCCTTTGAGTCGAGAAACGTTTTATTTACTGGGATGTCGTATCGTTTCAAAAGATATATGTCGGTTGTATCCCAGCACCATACATTATCTGTATATGCGCTTATGCCATGCAATGAATCTATAATCGCCCCTGTCCTTATGTCAATGAGAGGCGTTCCAGCCCTGAACGCTGGGGGAAATGACTCAAGATACGATATGACCGCATTTTTCGTATGTTTGTCCAACGGGTCATACCCATTCGTATCTACGAATATTTCCTTCGGCTGCTTCATTTTGGAATAAAACCCTTATACGACCCTTTTCCATAATCATTAAATGGCTTATCACCTATTGTATAGTATTTTGTGCCATTCGCCCAAACTTTTCTCGTTGCAGCCCATACTGTTACACCGAGTAAGTCTGCAAGGCGTTGCGCAAACGAATCAGTGGAGTATCTATCATCTCCAAGACTGCATGAAATAAGGTCTATGTCCCTGCCATCATAATCATGTCTACTAAGAATAATGTCAGCTAGTTCCTCAACAGATGCCTCATATCCATATATAAGTGCGGCATTGGGGTCACCGTGCATAACAATTCTATAATTGTTTTTATTTATCACAATTTGTGATACATCATTTGGGAGCGGATCATCAGAAAGGCAGAATATTGGCTTTTTGGCTGTTTTTGCACGCGCTATTGCCGCTTGCTTTGTCGGAACATCGTATACGGTTGGCCTTGATCCAGCATCCCTATATACG